ACCTGGGAACCGCTTAGACCAAGACTTGTTGATCTTGTCTAGAAATGTCGGTGACGGATGGGTGTAGTAAATAAAGCCCCACGAGTTATTCTTCTCACTTGTAACGCAAATGGACCACCTATCTGGCTCCATTTCTGCCAATTCATTTGTAGTAGCTATGTGTTCCTTGATGTCCTGATACGTACCTTGATCGGGAATCGAGACAACAATTGTAGATTCGTAGGGCATTCCAATATCCTATGGGTAGTAATGAAAAGGATCGTGTGGATTCTCATCAACACACGATCCCTTCCGGGGGCTTGTTGCACCTATGAGGTGAGGGGGCACCTTGTGGGTAACCCCCTCACCGGCTGGTGGGGCATAGGAATCAGGTCGAGAGAGCCTTCTGCAGGAACTCCTTGCGGTAGGTCTTACCGCCTGCTTGATCATACTGGCACTTGACCACAACCGCTACAACAGAATCCGTGGATTCCAGACGATGGGAAATTTCTCCCAAAGCTGCACCCATGTCCTGTGGCTCACGGCGTAGGCACACGGTCAGGTGTCCCTTGAGGCGGCGCAGTTCGATCTCAGCGCGGATCTTAGCCTTCGGGTCCGTCAGGACATTGGTGTCCGTAGGGATGCGGAAGGGTGAGCCGACCCACCGGCGTGGCTCCTGCTGACCTGGGTCAGTGATGAGCTGGTAGGAGAACTGGATCTCAACACCGGGGTAGGTGCTGCCATCGGACTGCTTGAATGGGGACTCCTGCATGTTCACGTCGGTAACCAAGCAATCGTGGTTGCCTTCTTCTGGCCACCATCCGAGTGCGCCTAGACCGGAGTCGGCTTGTGCGCTCTTGAAGGTGTCGTTGAGGGCGGAAAACATCGTTCTGACTTTTGAGTCAACTGGCATAGTAAGCTCCTAAATAGGAATGAAAATGAAACCAAACAAACGATAGTGGGAGAGGCGGACGCGCCCCCCGCGTCAGCGGGGCGCGTTTGCCTCGTTGTACGCAACCTGTAGTTCTTGCCAAGCGTTCTCTGATGGCAACTTCAATGTCTCCATTGGTTGCATCGTGCGGACCTTGGCAATACCCTCGAACTTAGGATTGCTGAATGTGGCAAAGTGTTGCCGAACACGGCGGCTAGTTATCTTGTTCTGCTTGATGATGTGTTCGCCTACCTTGTTCTCAACAACACGGGATTCCTCAACGGTGTCCCAGTTGGTGGTAATGGGGATGACGATGTCAAACATTGGGAACAGTCGGGCGTACAAGCCATCACTGATGATGATCTTGTATTCCTCTACGTGCTGGTTCTCGTTGAGTGGGATGTGCTTGCGTGACAAGTGAGCAATGAAGTACACGCCGTAGCCATGCCGGCGTAGCGCAACTGCAAACTCAATCAGTGTGTCAAACAAACGCTCCCAGCCAAGTCGACCGTCAACGTCAGTAAACTTCTCGCGTCCGTACAGGCTGGCGATATGTGGTCGCAACATACGAAGTGCTGCACCAAGAGTGTCAATCACAATTGTCTCTGGTCGTGGCAGGTTCTTGACTGCTAGTTCGATGAGTTGCTTCTGCTTCTCCTCGACTAGCTTCCACGACATTACAATTGGCTGACCATCAACACCAATGGTGCGACCGTCAGGACCCGGTACCGGCAACATCGTCGACTCACTGGTCGGGCATACCGCCGGTGTCTCGTCGAGATTGATGATGAAGGCGTTGGGGTTTGATTGGAAGAGGAACGACTTACCACTACCTGCTTCGCCAACAACCAAGCCGAACATGCGCCCAATAGGGACGCGGCCAGTGACCACCGAAGAGCCGAGTGAAGGGTATTTAGAGGCAATCGTTTTTCCTGTAGCTAGGGCATGCGTCATGATGGTGCCTTAATCTTCAAAGTAAGAGGGTGCTTTCATACCGCCCGGGAGAATCATTCGCTCTCCCATTTGGTATACGGGTGAACTGATATCTCGTATTGGTTCGTCGAAGACAACCGGCGTGTTGTCTTCTATCTCCTTCTGTGGGATGGTTGGCTGACGCGTCGCCATTGTTGCGCGATAGCCTGGAATACTTACATTAACAACAGTCTCAAACCTTACGTCTAGTTGGTCACACCAATCAGCAAACGTAGTGGTTGATACTTGTGAGTTGTATCTTTGATTGAACTTGCGGAGCAGATCACTACGGCTGCTTGCTGGTTCTAAACTAACTACATTCATGATCTTGGGAGCAATGATCTTCTCAAGGATCTCGGTGTAGAAGCATGTGAATGGGTGCTTGCGTTTCTCGTCGGTCATGCTGTGTCTCCTTCAATGATTGCGTCGTCGCGGTCACGTTGCACAAACCCTTCGCGATGAACGATGTCGGGCCACACTCCAGGTGAAGTCAACATGAATGGAAGGTATTGAGAAGGTGATCCGGTTCCTTGGATTGGATCCCCCATCTCAAAGTTTTCTGGGTACGGTTCAAGCTCTGCGTACTTGCGACAGAATGCAAGACGTCGATTGTACATCTTTACCATGTCCTCTTCAAGCAAATGCTGTGCACTTGTGTAAGAAAAGTTCACGCATGGATTGGTGAGGCGCTCGGGCTCTAGATGTAGATACTCGCCAGTACCTGCATACCATTCGTAGCATCGCTGCTGGTAGATAGCTGGGTCAGGGTCACCAACAAATATCTTTTCATTGCGTGGCTCGCCCTTACGAGGACCACTCTTGAGCGGCGACGTATCAAGAGTGAAGGGACGATCCTTCATTCCAAACTCGATGGTGGGTTTCTGCACAGCAAGATGAATGACCCCACCCAGCGACTCACAGTTGTAGTCAGAGAGGTTGAGATCCAGCATGGTGTTGAAGTAGTGCTGAGTCTGGAACTCAATAGGGCACGCTTGCAAACGGTCGAAGGGGCTGACGCTTGTGGTCTTGAAGTCAACGATCCACAAGATCTTGGGGTTCATTGGGAACGTGATGAGTGCATCTGGTTGGATGACTCGATCACCATGTCGGATGGTGGGTTCCTGAGCAATGATGTTTATTCCCGCCATCCACTTGTTGAGGTTCATGCCGCTGTCTTCGTAGACAATCTCAGTAGCTGCACAGAACCAAGCCCATGCAGTGCGTGCGTCTTTCTCCTCACGCTCACAGATCTCACGGATCAGGTCGGAGTTACGGCCAACAGACTTGCCGTGCTTGATGATCTCTTGGATACGTGCGTCAATGGCGTTGTCGTACATTTGGAGCGCTTTCTCTGTGTCCTTGCGTAGACAGAGGGAGGCAAAGGCAAGGTGTGCCCATGAGCCACGAGACAGGGCTGCGCTGTAGCGGTCAGCCTTGGTCAGTCCCAGCCGGCGGGACAGGTACCACGTGAACGGGCAAGAGCGCATCATGCGGTAGTCAGAGGAGCGGATGCCCACACTGCGGGGCGCAAGACCATGGAAGGCAAGCCACTCCATTGATTCCTTGCCTGAGTTGGTGGGGTAGATCGGACGTTCGGTTTCGGGGGGCATAGCGTTCTTTCTGGGAATGGGTGAAGACAGCACACGCGGGGCGCGAAGCGCAACCCCGCGTGTGCGGCACACCGTATAGGTGGAGGGTGAAGTAGTTACTTCACTCAGAATTTGGAGCCATACTTACCGCGGAGAAACCAGCCGGCACCAAGGCCGACGCATCCGAGGAGTAGGGAGAACCACAGGGAACCGAGTAGTGAGGAGAAGTCAGCAAGCATTAGGTGCCTTTCTTTTGGATACGTCGCCACGCTGCATCAAACTCCGGGTCTGAGGCACGTCGCGCGGCGACATATTCACGTGCATTCTCAGGGTTGTTGGGATCAAGCATACCAACTGCGAGGTCAGCATCGCGAACCTTGGAGCGGGGGAGCCAGCCAATAGCAATCCGGATGGCTGTGCCAATGCCCGTCTGCCACAGAACAATGACAATGCCCACGACCACCAAGGCGAGTGCCGCCATCCATAGAGTGGAGAGCCACGCGGGGACTTTGTCCTCCAAGCCAGATAGACGGACATGAGTATCAGCAGCCAGGTTGCTGATTCGCTGGGCATGGGTAACTACCTCCTGGTCACCCGTGGATTGCCCATGGTCAATAAGGACCTGAGCCTCCTCGCGGATGGCGTTGGTGTTGCTACTCACACGGGCGAGGGGACTACACCCCACCAGACTAGCGAGCAGGATGGATAACAGGAGACGCATCAAGCTTGTTCTCAATCTTGTCGAGACGCTTGTTCAAGTTGTCTTGGTTGGCCAGCATGAGCTGAAGCAACCGATCGTGGTTGAGATAGGCAGAGCTAAATAGTCCGAGCAGGGTAATCAGGACTGCGGTTAGGGCAATCCAGTTACCAACTGAAAGGGACACGCGGTTGTTGGATTCAAGAGTCATCTATTTAATTATGTGTAGAAGTATGGGAAAGAACAGACAACAGTGTACGGGGAGTTCTCCAGATACACCTCAACGCGACCTCTTGAACCAGCAGCAGTTCCTGCTGCCAATCCAAACGCATAAGTACTTATTCCAGATGTACCAAATGAAGTACCTGTATATGTAATTGAGAAAGAATTGTTTGGAGCAAAAATCATTGTCGGTGCAGCACCAACGTTATATGGCAAGGCTCGCATCTTCAATGTTGTAGCAGTTCCAACAAAGATAGATGCACCAGGTGGCTCTCCACCTGCGCCGCCATATGGATCAGCCCATGCGTCATCAATACCACTTCCGTTGTAGATGGATCCATTTGGTCCAGTGAGATATGCGTTTGCTGTTGCTGGTGTGTAGCCAGTCAAACCATTGTTTACAAGTTGACGTAGTTCTTTTGATGGCGTAGGACTAACCCAGTACTTGAAACTCTTTAAGTACATTCTTGCTGTCGGCAAGCCGTTGAAATACAATCCTCCAAATCCAGTTTGTGGATATGAGTATGTCTCACCTAAGTATGAATTAACCGGGTCGCCATTGGTGCAAAGAAGTGTTTCTTTCCCGTTCCAAGAAACACCAGTAACCATGTTAGTGCCAGGGTTGTAGGCATAACCAGTTGTTAGATTATTTGAAATACTATTTAGGTCAGCTGTAACACTTTGAACACTTGTTGTATTTGTTGCAGCGTTTGTATTTACATATATCTGAGGGAAACTAAGTACACTGTTTGGTCCGCCAACAGAAAGGAATGTGCATTCTCCTGATGTTGCTACCGGTTCTACAGTGTAGTTAGCAAGCAGTGTTCCTTGGCGGCCATCCTTAAACCAAGAACTAAAGTTTGTAACTGTACCAAACTGATCAGATTGCCTTTGAACAACACCCGTAGTACGAGGTATGTAACTACCAGCAAACTTTGATGTTTCAATTTGGTAGCCCCACCATACAAATGCTGCTGTGTCTGGCGTACTGATGGTTACATTTGAAACAGTACTAGGATTAACAGTTGTTGTTGTAACAAATGTTCTTGTAATTCTTTGCGGTGTTGTTGTAAGAGTTACAAGCGTTCCAAAACTATCAGTGCCGCTTTCAGGGAAGTAGTTAATTCTTACTCTACAAGGCGCAGCACCAGGTTCAATCCAAGCCCACACCGATGCGGTTATTGTTATGCCCGGTCCGGCAGCAGTGTTAGCTGGCAAAACCTGATAGACACCACCTTCTGTTGCTCCAGCATGATCAAACTTGTTACCGTTTGTGCTGCCATCAGGAGCAATAGTTGTTGATTTACCAACCTTACCTGTGCCTGGTAAGTAGTTGTATGCAATCCAAGCAGCATTGCTTTGGTCTTCGGTGTACGAACAGAACTGTCTGACCTGCGACTCAAGTAGGAGGCCAAGTGGACGGGTAGTGTTGCGTCGGACAAATGCTGTGGTCGTTGGGATGTAGGTGGTGGGGGCTGAGCTCTCTTCAAACTGTGCACCCCATGCCCACAGTACACGGAAGGGTGCGTTTGCAATGTAAGACTCAGTGCGGACTGCGCTACTTGTAGTAACAATGCCAAGCTGGAATCCACCAATAGCACCCGCTGCTGTTGCTATTGCGGTTGCGGAGATCCGGTACCAACCGTTGCCGGCCGGTTGAATGGTTGATGCGGTAATAGAAGCGCCACCAGTACCAACAGTGCCGGTCTGGAGATCAAAGTTCATGTAGGCATTGGCGCCAAAGCCAGCAAGCCAGAAAGTCAACTGGACGTAGCGAGCTACCGTGCCAGAGGTGGGCTGCTTGACGTAGCACGACATGGTGTACGTGTTGCCAACTACCGCGGCAAAGTCAGGAGAAGCTGTTGACTGGTGGATATGCCGAGGAGTTGCAGTTGGGACTGTTGCTACTTCGTAGATCTTCTCGGTCAATGAGCTGGCATTGACAGTGAATCCATCCGGGTTGGTGGTTACGGAGTCAAGTGCGTTGAGAAAGTTGGTTGTCGATGAGTCCCAATAGGCATTGGCAAATGCTTGGGAATACTTGAGGAAGTTAGTTTTTGATGAAACAATCTCGTAATCAAACCGCGGCTCATCAATAGCAGCAGTTGTTATGATTCCAAGTTTGTTTGTGTATGTTGCAGTAGTGTTTCTTGAAAAGGTGTAACCACTATTGATGAGTGCAGTTGGACTCAAGCTTTCGTTGAGAAAGTTCAGGGTCTTTACGTTGCTATCTCCACCTTGAATATCAAGAACGTGGTTGCGTTGGGTACGCAACTCTGAGTAGTCGGTAATCCAGGTTCGATTGCGATGCATTAGAGTCCTGAAGTGAGAATGTGTACTGTCTGTGTCGAAGATGCAGAGGAGCAATGGAACTCAATGAACTGGCAGCCAAGCAGATCAATCATGATGAATGCTCCGTTGCTGGTTGCGTCTGGTGAGTTGTAGATCTTGCAGTCACCAATGGTCTTGACGTACGAGGACACTTCATACAGCGTGCTACCAAGCACTGCTTGTGAGTTAGTGTTCTGGCCAGTTGTTACAACACACAGGGTCTGCGGTACCCATGAAGTTGATGACGAAAGGTATGACCATCCCGTGACTGTGATTGTTAGAACAACCGAGTTACTGCTGGAGTATGCCTTCATCTTCAGGTAGTTGAGGCTGGATCCCGTTACAAATATTCCCGATGCCACCGTTGTTACTGGCTGAGTGTTTGTGATTGTCCGGGATGGGACGGTGGTTGTTACAGTTGTCAGCAGTGGCGATGCTTGGATGTTCTTTGTATCGGTTGTCAGTTGAACTTGTGACATGGTGTTCCTGTGTGATGAGCCATCGTGCTGTCCATTCACCCGCCGCTCTACGTTGACCTGCGGTGCTGGTGGGGAGGACAAGAAGTTGAATGCGGTACTCGTTTAGGATACGCAGTAACGCATCAATCGCAAGACCTGGGTGGGGCTTTCCTGCTATGACTTCAGGCATTATTACTAGCCCCTCTAGCATGACGGCAGGGCAGGGTGACTCGTCACGCAGCCGGCGGCAGCACTCAGTGAACCGCCGCCTACCCTCATGGGTCAGGAGGTTCTGGGAGATCTCACTGATGGATCCCTTGCGTTCAAGAAGGGCGGGGTGGCCGTCGATCTTGTAGTCCCCGGTCTTCATCGTCCGCTTCTGCGTGATGAGGCGAACGGTCGTGCCGGTCTGGTGGCAGGGATCCTTGCCTGGATTCAAGCACACGATGTACTCGGGGAAGGTGAGAGGTTTCTTCTCACGCTCGTCGACGAGGATCGTGTACTCCTTCTTCACTCCGCGGAGTATAACTTGAAAGTGAATCCATAAGAGACACCAAACAAATCCTCGCACGCCATCTGTACGCAGCGGTTCACGTCATCCCAGATAGCAGTGCGCTGGTTGGCATACGGTGTGGAGAAGACTAGTTCGTCGTGCAGTTGGAGGTGGAACTCGTACTCCTGCTTGCCAGAGAACAGCATCTTCGATTGGATCATCGACATGAACACGGCTGCCGTGCCCTGCACCTTGAAGGAAGTGGTGTCGTGGATTGTCTTGTTGGCATTGTGGTTGTACAGGATGTCAGCCTCGTCTAGACGGAGGTGACCACTCTGTCCGTGTGCCCACCAGATCTCTCGGGTGTGGGCGTAGTCCGTCCACTCGGTAAAGACAGGGAGCTGGTCGATGTCGTGTTGGTTTACCCACTGGCCGGTTACTGCCATAGCGGTGCGTGCTGCCTTCTTTGCGCCACCACCGTTCACACCCACGAGGAGTGCGGTCTTCATGGCATTGCGGGACCCCACCAGGTTGGAGTAGGGATCGGGAAGGAAGGCGAACTGATTCATCTTGTGGTCACGGGAGATGGCTGCTGCTACGCGGAGTTCGAATGCGGTCATGTCCATGTGGTAGATGGTGCCCGTGTTGGGGCGCATGGAGTTACGGATCTCCTTGCACCATGTCTGGGCTGCTGGTCGCCGACATGACAGGCGTGCGGATTGGATGCCGCCCTCGTCGGTTGGTGCGCCGTACCAAGATGGGTAGCACCGGGTCTGGTCGCCGACTTCAATGCAGCCTGACACCACAGTATGTCCTTCTCCTCTGTCAATGGTGGGGCTAAGGATCCTGCGGCATTCTTGGTATGTGGCTACGTTCTGCGCGTGTTCGTTGAGAGCGGTGAGTAGTTTGTTCTCCAAGATGATGGCGCTGAGGATGTTGCGGTTCTCTTTGTTGTTGCGGACGCTGCGCTTCTTGTCCGTGTACTCGAGGAGTCCGCTGTCGTGGAGGCCGGGGAATGACTTCTCTGCTTGGAGTACGGACTCGAAGATCAGGTTGGATTGCGTGGTGCCGCTGCCCTCACCTGATGGGATGATCCCGTTGTGGGTAAGCGCGTACTCCCACGTGCCGGCTCGCTTGTCGGCTCGGGTTGCAATGTCAATGATGTCCTTGGTGTTGAAAGTCTGGCCGGTGCGGCTCATGCTTTCGATACACCAGAGGCGGTCGCTATGGAAGTCGAGTGCTATGGATGTAGGTGTCTTGCTGTGTTCGTCGCGGATCCGTTCGGCAAGTGCGCGTGCTGCAAGGACAGCATTGTGCGTGTCCTCGGCGTTGTACTTGATGGCGTCGGCGGACATTGGGAATTCAAACTTACCGTCCTTAAGAGTGCGGTCGTACGTGAACGCGCCAAGGGCTGGGCCGAGTGCCTTGAGGGAGCGTGACTTGCGGATACCTGAGTGCATCCATGAGAGGATGATGGTGTCCACAAGGATGGGCTTGATGTCGTTCGTGAATATCTTCCGGATGGATGGGAACTCTTGCAGGTACAGGAGATCGAAGACGATGTTCGATCCGAGGATCACCTTGGCTTTGGCAAGGATCTGCTCGACCATGGCAAGGTCACTGCACATATCGAAGACCGCAGTCTTTCCTGGTGTCCAGCTGGTGGGGTCATTCTCATTGCCGTCTACTAGGGTGACAGCGCATTGGGGTACGAGCCGGCATGGTAGGCATGTGCCCATGTCGAAGCGCTTGGATAGGGCAGGGTGGAAGACGGTTTGGTTGGGGCATGCAACTCCCTTGGGTTCAAAGGACTTGAATGCGCCATAGGTTTCGATGTCAAGTGAGATGATCATTGATGTCCTTTATGCCTAGGAATTCGAGGGTGCCGCGCAAGAGTTCGATCTCCTTCTTGCAGCGGAGGAATGTCTTCATGAGGTAGCGAGCGTTGCTGTCATGGGGTGTGCCGTATAGGTCGAAGTACTTCTGCCAGTATTCCATGGCTTCGGTGAGTGGTGCGTTCTCAAGAGGTCGGTTGTTCTTGAAGTCCTGTTCGGTTTGCGGGTCGTATGGGTCGGTGGTATCTGGCTTAGTCATGTGGTTCCTTACACCTGGGTGCGGAGTTTCCGTCGTGGTTGTCCGCACCCAGGAGAGCAGAAAGGTTCGGTAGTTTGTAGTGCTGCGGCCCCACCAACTAGGTACACAGTGGAGGCTGCGTCGCATGACGAAGCGGTATGCGTTACTTCGATCGTCCGGACGATACGGTAAGAGGCTGCTTGTCGATGGAGAGGCTTTCTTATCTGTACTCTAGCTGGTGGGGTGCACGCATTCATGGTTCACCACAGCACTAGGCCATCGTGTGACATGAACCATGAATCCATTTGCCTACGAAGATCGTCTTCTATAGAGACTTCATCGCATGGCTGGTGGGTTAGAAGCCGCTTGGACGGGGCAGGTACCGATCACGATCACAGTATCGTGAGGTGACGGTACTGCAGTTTGGTCCGCGGCAGTAAGGGGTATTGATGGGCTTGTCGGACTGCTCCTTGTATTCGTCGTCACAGAATCCTGGGACGAAACGATCCATTGGATGAAGGCAGTCAATGAACTCCGAGCATACATCGGAGGGTGGGATGCCACGTGTTTCCTCGTCAAGGATGCGGAAGTAAAGGCGATTGTACAGCTCCGAATCATTGAGATGATTGGTGTTGAGTAGGTAGATGCCGCACTTGGCAAGTCCTTCGAGGATTGTCCACAGTTCGTCGTGCATGTCGGACGGTGAGCGCAGTGCTTGAGGTGCCATCGGGATGATGTCAACAGTCAGCAGTTGCTCACGTCCTCGAACGTTGGGTGCGTGGTCAAAGTCGTACAGCATGGCAGCTTCGAACGCTGATGTCTCATCGTTCGTGTTGTTCTCAATCCATTCGGTGCGTGCAGCAAAGCGGTCGGTCTGCATCCTGCGTGCATCTTCAAAGACTGATGCTGCGTTGTCGAATGGGTTGATGAACCTGCGTCGTCGTTTGCCAAAGGTATCCATGGTAGTGGGTCGTGTTGCTAGGGTCATTGTGCTTCCTCGTAAGATGCGACTTCCTTCTTCAGTTCCTTGATCTCAATTGCTTGAGCTTCACGTACAACTTCCAACTGGATGATGCGCTGCTCAAGATCGGTGATCATGTTGCGCATCTCAATGGCTGCGGTGTTGAGCATGATCCACTTGGGAACGATGCGCATGTAGAGGACTGTGTAGGCCAGGGTTTCTTCGATCACCTTGGTTGCTACCGGCTTGTCATAGAACCATTCACCATTGTGTTTCAGTGCGCTGTCAAACTCGGCAAGCTTCTTACTATTGTCAAGTGGCATTAGTAACCTTTCATTGCTTCAAGTAGTTGGTGGGGCGACACGATCTGTGGCAACGTAGCCATAGGTACTGTCCCCCTTAGGTAGGAGCGGAGGATGGAGAGATGGTCAGAGACTGCGTGGATTTTGTTGGGGTCACGTAGTACTGCTGACGGGTGGTAAGTGGAGAAGAGATTGAACTGGACACCTTCAATGGAGAGCGGGATGCCTTGTGAGGTGAGAGCATCTGCTTGCTTCATTGCTTTACCCGTTACCCAGCGGGTCAGGTGTGCGAGCGGATCTGCGCCGGCGCAGAGCGCGGCGCGAATCCGCGCAGCCCCGTACATTTTCATGACAGTGAGGAAGTCCTTGTGCCCGTGCTCCATCCAGCATGCGCGGTACTGGCGTGCGGTGGGTGCCCTGCCTGATGGAGTGTAGCAACGGGCGATGTTGCCAAGGTAGATGTCAGCGTGCTCGTCCATGGATGAGCCTGCAATGTAGGACTCCGTAAGGATCTTGCCTGACTTACCTTGCCAACACTTGTTGGTCATGTCTTCGTGAAAGCCTGGGTTCATACCGAGGATGAGGACTACTGCATCGCCGCCCTTAGTTGCATTGAACCCTACTCTTAGTGCACGCCATGGGATACCGATGTTGTGGATTCCTCCGGCGGATAAGTCGCAGCGTGAACAGTTGGGTTGTGATGGCAGTAGTGGTAGGTTCATTTGGATATCTCCAGGTGGCCAGGTCCGTTTCCTTCTTCATCGGCAAGGATCATGCACTCGTATGACTTGCCGTTCTTGGTGGTGAATGCGAATCCGTAGTAGGGTTCGTCGTGTTCGGACTCGCCCTCGTCAACGATGAGTGATGTGATGGTTGCCCCAACGAGGGGCATGAGATGCTTGACCATGGGGTCGGATGCGTTTGGCTTAGCCATTGATTCGTCCTTGTCTGAATTGGTTGTTGTTGAAGTCAGCCTCGTTGGTGTCGTCTCGGTTGATGGTGTACTGGTAACTGTTCACTAGATCATTGGCTTGCTTGCTAAGCGAGTCACTGATCTTGTCTGCGTACTTGTCCATCACACGCTTGAGGAGTGGTGATGCTTCGTCATAGCCGATGCGCCATACTTCTTCCTCTCCATCTGTGTCACAGATGATTGCGCCGGTGGGGGTTGAGTCAACGATGTTGTGTTCCCACCACGTGCGGCCGGATCCATCCGATTGCTTTGTACGAGTTACCTCGCATTGGAATGTGATCTCTGTGTAACGGTTGGGTTCTTCGATAGTGACGGTAAAGTCTTTACGCATTTGGTTCTCCAATGTCAGTTGCTTCCGGGCTGTAAAGGGCACGCCAATGTTTCCATCTGTCATCGACTTCAGTGAAGTCTTGCATGGCAATGCAGTCGAGTCGGTATGTGTTGGCCTTGGCGTTGAAGAGGATGATGTCATGAAGAGCGATTGAGTTTGCTGCATCGGCACGACGTGCTGCTTCGATTGCATCGTTCTTGATTACTGCTGCAAGGAATCCTCCTGTTGGAATGCTGTGTCGGTAGTAACGGTATAAGGAACTGAACGTGTGAGGAGGGATGCTCCAGTCTTTCATAGTTAGTCTCCGTTGATCATGGACATGATGGTGTTGTGAGCGCGTGACATACGCTCGGGTGTAGAGATGGGATTGAGTGAGGACTTCTCGACCTCGGTTACGCCTTGCATCACGTCGCCGAAGTGGATGTCTCGTCCTTCACGTGGGAAGAAACCGCCGGGTCCATCTGGTCGGAGGATTTCGTTGCGCAAGGTGCGCACGTTCTTCCATGAGATAGCCTCGTTGAGTGCAAGTTGCATGCACACGTGGTCGACTGTTACCTTGTCGGTGCTGGGTGAGTACTGGTCAAGGTAGTGCTCGTCCATGCGTGCGCTGTCGAGGAGGTACTCGTCAGCACTACGGAGGAAGTTCATCATTGCCGCAGCTGTGATGGATGGCAGTTCGCGGGAGAGGGAGGGACTGTTCTTCTTCTTGAAGTGGAAGGCTTCCACTCCTGCGAAGGCAAGGTTGTCACAGACCATGGTGTGCTTGGCAAGGATGCCGCTAACTGGGAACTTCTTAGTCCAGCTGTTGCGGATACCGAGGCCGAGCGTGGTACCGGTGGGGATGTCGAGCTTGTCATGCTCGAACTCAATGAGTCCGAAGAACTCATCGCCATCGGTATCGCCGTGCTTGATGCCGTACTTCTCGTCCGTAATCCTTGCACCCATGAAGTTAAGGGTGTCAATGATTGAGGTTGCGAAGTCGTAGTGATGGAGTGGGCACCACGTGTTAGTGGCTGGTGGTGCAGCAATCTCGCCGAGTTCTTGGCGAGTGATTGGTTTTGCACCGGCGTGTAGATAGAGAGGCATAGTGTCCTTTCATAATGATGATGGGAGGTAGCAATCGCCGACGTCGACGATTGATTCGGGTGGTTCCATGTCGTGACCGAGGATGTACTCGGTATGCATGGTCGACCAGTGTTCAATCCGTGCACTGATGTTGCTGCGGTTGACTTCCTCGCGCAGTTGTTCGCCGAGGCTGTGCCAGTTACGGCGTGCCTCTTCGATGCCGGCGGGGTTGTTGTTGTAGATGAAGTGACACTCTACAACTGGTACGTCGATGTCCCCTGGAAGGGAGCGCATCATTGAGATCATGGTTGGTGAGACCATGGCTTCGATGAGCACCCCTTTCTTGCGACGGGTTACGATTGTGATTGATTGCATTGTTACTCCGTTATGGTGCGACCTGCGAATGTCCAGGTCTGGGTGGTCTCATCGACCGTCACGCCACGGGTGTGGGTGATGATGCGGTCGATGCGGTATGCGGATGTGATGCGGGTACGGATGGAGATGGGCGTTGCGCGTCCGAATCCATTGACGATCTCCTCGAGGATGGGCTGGTCGTCAGCCTTGGCATCGAGTGCAGTTGATGGTTGAGGTGTCTCGTGCTGTGGTTGGCGCAGCTTGCCGGCTGACATGGACAGACCCTCACCATTGAGTATTGCCTGCCACGCCTTGTGCTGTGCCATGCGGATGCGGTGCTCCTCCCAATTGACCTCACCCTTGCGGTTGGTGGGGTACAGTGGGCCACCGATGATCTCGTCGTGTTGCTCGTAGATGTTGCGCATGAACCGGCCATCGTCGGTGATGCCGTGTGCGTCGAGCTCGCTGATGTGATCATTGTCGTCGACGAGGTTGCCATCCTCGTCCTCTTTGCAGATGTGTGTGAAGAGAGTCTCAGACACGTCTGCCTCCCATCGGTTCTGACGAACGAATGAGGAGGACATGGGGAGGTGGCTTGCCATGGTTTCGAGGAGCATGGCGTCGTGAATCTTTGTCATAACTTGTAAACCTTTCTGCTAATTTGGAAATGTGAATTGATACGCACATCGCAGGTGGGGCTGGTCACTTAGGACGTAGCCCCACCTGGCGAGTGGATGGTTGCGCGCGTACTGAACTGGAGTTCTCATCCGAAGATGGGTGTAGTCCCGATGGGACACCGCTCTCTTATGTTCAGTGAGATGTACTTACTTGCGGCTGGGCTGCGAGTAAGTCTTGCCCTTCGGCTGTGGCTGACGCTCCTGTTCGGCAGTGTCAGTCACGGGTTCCTTCACGTTGTCCAAGCTGATGACTTGGGCAGCGTTACCTCGCTCATTGCGGAGGTTGAAGTACTGCTTGCCGTCCTTCTTCGATGTGTTCCACTCGAAGTGTGCGGTGAAGTTAAGACCTGCCAATCCTTCAGTCATCTTGTAGATGCTGGTGATTGCAGTTGCAAAGTCTTCATCCTTTGCCAAGGCGAAAGCAATCTTACTTGCTGCCACTTGGCTGATGAATCCATTGCCAACGCCAGGCTTCGCTGCATTCAGCAAGTTGCTGATGGTAGCGATGGCTGCGTAGTTGCGTGCGAAGTTCACGTTGTCATCCGACAACTGCGGTTCGCAGCGGATGGACATGGACTTCTTGCAGTTGTCACCGTGGACGTCGTAGTTCACGTAGAGAGCCATGTCGTTCTCCTTGTCGGAGAAGACGACCTTGGTCACGGTGAACCCGTATCGTCCGGTTGGCATGCGTTCTGAGTTGATCTCATTAGCAGCATTGCGGAGACGAGCAGCGGCGAGGAACTTGATGTTCATAACTTAGTAACCTTTCGTGAATAGAGAAATGAGAATAAAGAAACAGGTACCCGGCAGCAACGCGCTGCGGGCACCACGTGCCGCAGCGTGGTGCTGCGGTGTGGACAGGAGTAGTTGTTGTTAGGCGGCGTTCGCTTTGTCAAGTTCGGCAAGCAGGTTTGCCATGTACTTCAAAGCGATGGTGTGCGACGCGTTTGCGTAGGTGATCTCGGGTGATACCGGTGTGTTGTTAACGACCGATTGGATTGCAACATTCCACGCCTTCAGGCGCTGGTGTAGAACCTTGAGCGTGGTTCTGTTGCTGGATTTGATGCTGCTTATGTAGCGTGAGTCATATGCTTCCATTGGGTTTTCCTTTGGTGTTGTGTGTGAGAGCACGAGGTGCTGCCCGGAGGACAGCACCGAGTGCGAACCACTACGTACTGAGTGTGGATTTGAGTAGGTCGATGATGAGAAACTCTTTGAAGTCAATCTCCTCCTTTCTGCTTTGTCGTAACTCGTCGGTGATGGTGATGTCGGCGGCCACGTACTTGCGCCGCATGTTGCTGACCCAACGCACCTCTCTGATGATCGACTTAGTTGCCTTGTCGGTTCCTTGAGGTGGGATGGGTGAGAGAAAGCGTCCTCTCATGTTGTCTCCTTAGAAGGGTGCGTCAGGTTCAGTACGTTTGCTGATGGTGTAGCCAGCTCCGCGGTAGTCACGGTCGCCATCTTCGGATGGCTCTTCGTCAACGAAGTCGCAGTACCACGGGCCACTGTCGGGTTCGGGGCAGAGGTCGTCAGGTTCAATGAAGTTCTCGCACTTCAAAGCAGAGGTGATCTCGTCACCTTCCATTGTGCCTCCGCATTTCGGGCATCGTTCTTGCATGTCATTCCTTTCTGTTAGCCGATGAGGACAACGTCTTCGTCGGTGGTTTCGTCATCTGCGCCCGGGCAGATGCTGTCGAACGGTTCGACCTTGACGATCTCAATTGCTGAGCCGCAGCCCATGACGCAATGGAGATCTGGATCCAGCTTGCTTAGCTTCTTGATGAGTGTCTTCACTTGCATTCTGTATCTCCTTTCTTATCTTTCGGTGCGAATTGCGGGTACATCATGTCGTCGACCTTGTTAATGAATAGATCGAGGTGATCTGTGACTCCATTAAATTCTGCTTGGAGAGCACTCATCTCTTCGACCCTGAGGTTGCCACTAGCAAACTCATGGTGGATGCGGTGCTGGATCGCAGCAGTTGCAACGTTTCGGATGCTGTTAGCTAAGTTACTGATGAGGTGGAGTGCCTCGTACTTTCCGTCTCGCATGTCGTTCCTTTCTTAGAGAAGTTCAAATGGTTTGAGAGATCCGCAGACTTTGCCGATGAAGTCATTGCCGCATGAGGCTGATGTGCCTTTGCCAACAGACCTCATCCAGTGCCACCTATCTGCAATACGCAGATAGATGTCAGCGTTTGCGCCACGGCAGAATGCAATGGCTTCTGAGAAGGACGTGACGTGTCGGGCTGACGACGTCTGGAAGTCGATCTTGCTGTCGAGGTCTGGAGAATTGATGTAACCGTAGAGGTCTCCACTGTCGTTCTCTACGATCATTGCAATCTTCTGCATGTCGTTCCTTTCTGTGTAGCTACCGGCTACTCGGTTGGACTAAGTGTCCGCATCCCACCACCCTGGGGTTGGGTGATGGGGAACGGGGACTCAATCGTGCATCGTGTTGAAACGATTGTCTTGGTGTCGGTCGATCTCTTCTTCGACTGACTTGCGTGTCTGTCCTTCACCCTTGTGAACGAAGGCTGGACGATCATCTTCTGGGATAGGCAGGTCGTGCGTGATGGCCTCAAGGTGTGAGGCTGGGATGAGCTTGGTCAGCCCGTAGCATCCGAGCATGCTGATCATCACGCCATTCCTACCTACTGGGTAGAACTGTGCACCAAAGCCAACGATTGCTAGGTATTCGTTGGGGTTTTGGCGTGTGCCTGTTTGATCCAAGAAGTACTGTTCGGTTTGCGGGTCATAGCCGTACGCAAACTTCATTCCAGTCCTGTTGGTGACGCTGAATCGTGACATGTCATTCCTTTCTGTACCAGTACCGCTGGTTCGGTTGTCCTAAGTGGACGCATCTCCACTCTCTGGGGTTGAGAGTGGAGGAGCGAGGACTTAGAAGTCGATGTCACGCATGTAGGTGCGTGACGATGTATCTTCGTATGGAGGACAAGGACTTGCACCATTACTCAGAGGAGGTGGTGGCACAGATCGATTACCAACGTCGAACTCGCGCTGGTGCATACGATGATCGCAGTACTCAATGACACGGTCTAAGGACTTTCGTGCATCGCCGTAGTTGCGATTGATGCTGTCGAGGTCGTCGTGTAAGATTCGCTCGCTGTCGAAGCACTCAATCATTTGATCCCTGGCTAGGGAGATCATTGCTTTGAGTGACTCGGCCGTGTGCTTCATTCGGACATGGGCGGTGTAACGCCTACGTTCGGATGCGTCGAGCTTGTCTTTTTCGCCTTGACTCATGTTCTTTGCTTGTTGCAATTCGTACCTTTCTGTTAGGGGTGTTGTTCTCACAACGAGTGGGAACGGGATGCCACTCCCCGTGCTGGGGGGAGTGGACACCCGCGCTCACGCGCTATTAGCTGACGTTGTAGCCCAGACGGTGCGTCCTTTCGTCGACGCTGGAAGTCATCGTGACTTCCACTGACTCGCCCTTGTTAAGGGCGTCGAGGACTGCATCTCGCACTGCCTTGCTTGGGAAGCACAGGCGCTGCAAGGAGCAGTCGAACTTGCCCTTGCCTACCGTGAAGTAGGCACGCTTGTAGGACACGAGGTAGCCCTCGCGTCCACGGAACGGCGTCCCATCCTTGACGGCGGTCAGCGTTGCCTCGAAGGTGCCTTGCGGCAGTTCCTTCTTAGCCTCGACCTTGGTCGTCTTGGAGGTGTTGAGGGACAGGGACTTGATTGAGATAGTAGCCATAGCAGTAACCTTTCTGTTGCCACGATTCGTTGTACTTGGAATAGCACGCGCTACTCGTCGTACTTGGATGCATCGACTCGTGTGTGGCATATACGACTCGTGCATGTGTGAGCGGGGGTAGTGCTCACTACATAGACGTAGTGAGCATTACCCCGAGCACAATGAGGGAGTTATGACTCAAGCGTGATTACTAGCAACGCGCATACCCGTAGATGAATCACATCAAGTCAAAGACCTGACCCCCGGTCAGCCCCCTGGGGTTGATTTGAAGAATCAAGGGAAAGACCCTATCCCTCTCAAAATCCGATAACCCTTAACCGGGTATTCCGGGCTGTTCTCTCTTTCTTCTATATATTCTTCTATACATTAGGAAGAAAAGATACGGTACTCTAGGTACTGGCCCGCCTACCAAAACCCCCCTGGGCTTTATGGGCACCAGAGGGGCAGATTGGAGGCTAATGTTCGTCCGCGTGTTCTTTGCGCAAACTGACCCCGTGGATTCCGCGGTCGTGACCCTGACTCTCAGGTAACCGGGTCTGTCTCAATCCCCAACTCGACTCCTGACAGATCCTCACAAACAACATGTTATTTGGGACATGAATCCGAATTCGATTGGACTCTACCCAATCATCCCACTGTGCCCTGATTACTTCATTCGCCACAAATCCATCCTTGCGCGCTATAAACCGGGCACTCAAGAATGAATCAAACGGGTTGTTCTGCAAATGATACAGCCGAACAGCATCTGCACTCGCAGCCGGCGACGGCCATCTATCAGAAACAGGTGCAGCCAACAACCTCTGCGCTCCCCTTACCGCCCACATAGCGATTCCCTGCAACTCTTCCTCCAACTTATCCTCTAGCGCCAGATCCTCCCTGCCCTCAAAGCTCACATCAAACGGCAATACCAGCATCTTCCCACTCAGACCCCTACCTTTATTGGGCAGTACCGGGATCTCATTACTCTGAACCATGGGCGCAGCATTGATCACCACGTTCCGCTGCTGTCTCTGATGCTTGGCATTAATGGTCATCGGATCCTGACCCACAATATTCTTCAGTACCCGGCAAACCCGCTCGCCACCCTTGGAGTCCATCTCGTTAACCTCATTAATCGCCAGCACCTTGCTGCGCTCCAAGCCATCCATGCCAAACTCGTTTGCCAGATCCTCCAAACTACTGCTCATAAACGCCGCCCTGCCGATCAACTTCCTCATAACCGTCGTAATGGTGCCCTTGCCCCCGCGGATCTTGCCGTACATCAGCATCCACCGTGCATACCTACGGGTTCCCATTAGGCAATACCCCATCCACCTAGCCAGTAGCTCAGCCCAAGCGGGATCCCCGTCACCCCACTCCGATACCGCCTGTTCCCACCGTGGGCACTTAGCCCCCTCATCAAAGTCGACCGGCAATACCGCCGGGTCAAACCAGTTCTTTGGCCTCCCCATGGTCTTTCCGTTCTGTGGATTAAACAGCACATCCTGAAATGCAATAGTCGTCCCAGGCGGAAAGTCACCAATGGGCGTACCAATCCAGCAAGGAACAACTTCCGCGTCAATCCTTACAAGCGCCTCAAGTGCCCGTGCCACCCCGTCAATCTTCTGCCTATCTGGACCAAATCTTTCCAGTGCTATCCCATTTCTGGTGGGCTTCTCCCAAACGGCATCCTCCAAACACACCCAAACAAGATCCTTCAACCGTTCATCGTCAAGGACAGTCCATCGGTGATCCTTCCAGACCCACCAATCGTTCCTCCAACGATAGACACCTGAATCCCGGAACCTCTCTTGCATCACTCGACGTGCAACCTTCGTCGGCTCAATAGAATTGAGCGGGTCTTGTCTCCAATCCATGTTATCCTTTCTTTAGGTCTTGAAACCTCGCTCCCGATTGTACCATAAATCCATGCCAGCCTTCTACAGCCAAGATCCAAATATCGGTATTCGTCAGATGGGCGCTGCACATTTAATTCCGCAAGGGATTAACAGCATGTCATTCGAGGGCAACGCCCGAATGAATGCCAAGCGCGCTGGCTCATACACCAACGCACCACGCGCATCAACCACATTTAAGTCAAAGAAGAAGCCGGCAACAGAAGCACCCGTTATTGAAGGTGTAACACCCGGCACATTCGGGCCGCCATCAATGCTCAAGCAGGATCCGTACCAGCCACGACTCATGGCTAAGGCAACACCGGGAAAAACAAGCCAAACATACGGCATGGCTCCGCAAAAATACGGAACGGTGGGGATGACTCCTGAAGTTCAGGCATCACTTAACCCACAGATCCGAATGGAAAAGCCAGTGATGCTGTCTGGATACCAGCCAGAACAACAATTCTCAATGGTTCCACCAACGCAATCGCGTTTGGCAGATCGAATCATTGCCACCCAGCCAAGGCAAGGCAACATAAACAACGCTGGCGCATCAACTGCACGCCAAGCAATTGCACAATCCGC